AGTTAGGTATATCTGAAATGTAAACGTCAGTGTTAATACCATCAACTCTAAAAGCAGAAGTTTTGATATTGTAGCCACTCATTCTCTTAATATAGAAAGAATTACCAAATCCAATTTGATATTCAACTAAAGCATTTAATGTTACTCTCAAATCTCGTCTCATCTGAATAGTTGTAATATTCGATGTTACAGATTCATGACTATCATCAATAACCTTTAAGAATTTACTATACTTAAACCTCGCTCCATACTTATTTAACTCAGTTGATTCAGCGTACTTTGTGACATTATTTTGAACCAGTGTTGAAACTAGTTCAGACGTATTTGATAAATTTGTGTTATAATAGATCTTACTATCGCTTTCAATATACAAATATTTGAGATCAAGTATTTCTGGGACAATGCCAGCAACAGAATATTTTTTAAGTCTCTGTTTAATGTTCTCTTTAATCAGGTTTGGTAGGTAATCACCAAATGTTGGTTTAATACTAATGAAAACCTTACCATATTGGGGAGGAACTAGTTCTTCACCACCAAAAACGGAAATAGATTCGGTTTCTGGATAAATTTTAGCCGGAATTATTGTTTCATAGTCATTGGCAGTTAGTGCCCTGTTCTGTGCTGCATATATTCTTGGAGCAAATTTCTTAATAGACTCTACAGTTTCAATATTTGCTCCACCAGAAGAAATAAGACCCGGAGATAACAAAGATACCCCAGAGGTTACATTATATTCAACTCCATTTCTTGTATATGTCAGTCTACCCGAAAAATTAAACTGATTAATACCATTTGCAGAATCGCCATTGCTGACAATGTAATTTGCTGATATGTAATTACCTTCTTCAAGAGCCTTTCCAAAAACTCCATCTCCAAAGAGTAGTTCATATCTTTCGTCTTCAATTTCTTGGAGATAATAGACTTTTGATTCTGGAGTTATTTCAAAAAGACTATCCTGAAGAGAATATTTTGCAGCAACCGTGGCAAACTGATTAGTTTTAACAGTAACTCGAATTAAATCAGTATCAATGCCAGCATTTGGTAAAATATATTTTTGATTTACGTTTCTAGAAGAATATGTGAAATTTGACTCTAAAAGAACACCCTCACGAATCTCAAGATCGTCAAAAGATGCAATTCCATTAAAAACTGGAACTGTGACATCTTCCAAAATTGAAAATACAAAAGATTGATTAGCAAATGATCCAGAAGATGCCGCAACAACGCCTTTTTTCAGTGTAATCGTTGCTGGAGTTGGTGTTATTGAAGATGTATCAACGAAAAAACTAACGGTTGCTAATGCAGACTTTCTTGACTTAGGAACATACCCAATATTTCGTGCAAGTGCGACAATATTCTCTCTCAGAGTCGCACTATCAATAAAAACCTCATTCGCAACCATGTTTGCGTTATATGAGGTGATATATGTGTTGTATGCTAGTACATCAACAATCGTTGAAAGGTTAGACCCTTCAAAATCATAGTCAGTAAAGTTAGAGTTTGACCTTAGATATTCTTTAAGTGATGTTTTAACCTGTTCAAAATCCAGGTTAGCGAAATTTACTAATGGCATGTTACCTTGTTGGCTGCAAGACGAATTCTAATTGCTGTGCAGGTACATCTGCACCTATAATGTCATATGTAATCGTTACATCAAATTCATTGTTTTCAAAATTAGGGTTTGTTCTAACAGATCTTAATCGCACCCTTGGTTCATTATTTCTAATTGATCTTTCTATCTCATCCTTGATAGATGCTGCTGTTAGGTCATCAACGTTCTCAAATAATAGTTTGGATATTCTTGAACCAAAGTTTTCATTAAAAAATTTCTCTCCAGGGAGGGTAAATACAATATTTCTAACAGAACGAGCAATTGCACTCTCATTTTTGAGTGCAATTAAGTCGTTACTCAGTGGATTGGACTTGAAGGACATACTAAGATCCTTAAATCCTTGACTTACCCTCTCTAAAGGCACAATAATACGGCAATTATTACTTATTTATCATCTAATTTGTCAATTATATTTTGATATTTCGTAATCAAACGATCAACTTGCTTTTTATTTGTGCCACAAGGTGCATTTTTAATACAAATTAGAATACATTCTTCATCAGAGATCGGATCTCGCTGCCACCAACCATTTTCGTCAATCATTTTTCACTCATACAGAGGTGTTGGCGGAGTTTGATTTTCAAAAATCTCCGTTTCTTGCTTCTTATCCCGTTTTTTGGGTGTCAAATCGTCATTTGCGATCTCACGAAGCATTTTTTCGTGTTGATCAGCTGCCAAATTGTCTAAAAAGTCGTTACTCGCTGTCATTTTTCTCCTCTTTGGGTGAATTTTCGCGTTCTTTTGCTGTTTTCCAGAAATATTCGTCCTCACGACCCATTCCGAGTCGATCAAAACCATTTTCAACTTGATAATATCTAGTTGAAACCTTAAAATCGGGCATTTTAGGTTCAACAGGTGTTAAACTATTATCAAAGATACGCATTCTATTATTAGGATAGAGTGCATACTGTCCATTTTCAAGTTCAATCAAATTATGAGACTTGTGTTCAGCTGGATTTTCACTAGTAGCATAGTCAACTACTTCTGGATCCTGGTGATAATTGTCTAGAGTACACACATAGGTGCCCTTTTGAATACCAAAGTCTCTTGTATACAGTTCATAGTCCATAGAACCAATAAACTGCTTTGTAACGGATACTACGCCATAGTCCATACAGTTCCAAAACTGTAGATTAGGTAGATCCATATCAGGTGTAGGAAGTTCTGGTTCTGATACAAACGCACTGATAGGTAACTTGTCATACATTGCGGCATACTCTGGTAAGTATGTCTCAAAATAAAAAGTGCGTCCAGGAATCGACTTTGCCGATACCCAAACGCCCTTGACAAATTCACCATGACCACTTTGATGATCAGTTAGATACTCCTTACGAACCCAAACCTCCACCGAGGGGAGGTTGCAAATGAGTGCTGCCATAATGAACTTTTATTAACTTGTTCTATTTACTTACCTTGACCTCTGTACTTTTTCTTAGCCTTATTGCGAGAAGTCGCGGATAACAAAGTATACTGCGAGTTTCCTTGCCGAGTTTTCTTCGGCTTACCTTTGACATAAGTGCCGCCTTTCATCATCATAATTCAGTACCTCTTAAATAACGCGAGTTTTTTCGTGACCAACTCTGATACGAGGATCGCACCAGATTTCATAATCTTGTTCCTTTGCATCAAGACAGAATGAGACATCCTCACCGCACATGTCTTGTACATCACCACTCTCAAAGACTTGCATCTTAGGAGCAAACCAAGGGTATTCCAGATTCTCGAAGACACCCTTCTTGATCAGTACCCAGCCAAAACCTGTATAATCCACGGTGAAGGGTTTACGACGCTTACTAATGGATTCTACAGTCTCGTGATTCATGACTCCGCCATTCTTACGGAAATCATCCTCTTCCAACCAGTGTGCGACAGAGGTTGTGTGACCATCCTCAGTAGCATACCATCCTGCAACAATCTCCTTCTCTTCTCCCTCTGCAGGAATTGCCATGTCACAAAGTTGCCAGAACTTCTCTGTATTAAACACAATATCACTATCAATCCACAACTGATAGTCATACTCTAACTTACCATCCCAAGGTACTTGCTTAGGACCACGAAGGACATTTGCACCCAATACCTTGCAACGGGCGAAATTAACCATTGATGAGTAATCTTGACTGATCTGAATACTCATTCCACTTTGTACCATATCAAAACAAAGTTGAACAAAGTTCTTCAGAAATGTAAAAGAACACCCACGGCCAGGAAGACAGAATACAATCGTCTTACCCCTCATTCGTTCTTTGATTGCAGGAATATCCCACTCTACTTCTTTCTTCTTCTTAGGCGCATTGGCCTTAACAGTAAATCCTTTTGCCATAACGTGTTGATTACTTCAGATCAATTATAACGTGTATTATGTATGTTGTCAATATTATTAACAACTATGTTCTGTGTTCATTGGGAGACCATATACTTCCTCATATGATAAATCCCCAAGTTCATAATCGGTCTTCATTAAACCAACCATTCCCTTGAGGGTTTCCCATGTTTTATTAAATTGTTTTTCACTTAGATTATTGTACAAACACTCTTGCTTTGCATAGATGTGATATACTTTATCTCCTTGTAAATTTTCCTTTTGGGACATTTTTACCTCCGGGAATTTTTTTCTGGGCGCAGAAATTTTTTTTCGTTTTTATATCTATAGGTCGATTTGTCACCTCTGTAGGTTAGGGTAGTTATCGATTTTTATATCACGCCCGCCGACGATATAAACGAACGGCATCAAAACACTGTGGTTCA